AACTGAAAAAGAAAATTATATTTTTAATCATAACAATAATGTTTTTTCAGTTAGTGAACACACTAGAACTTTAACAGATATGCAACAAGTTAGAGATTTCTTTGTTAAAAAGAAAGTTGATATGCCTGTTAAACAATCGACTTATTATTCAATTAAAAATGTAACTAATAATAAAGAACAAGAAAGTTTAATTGAAGAACAGTTAGGGAGAATTGCAAATGCCTAACGATTTAATAAGTCAATTAAGAGAACTAGCTAACACCACAAATCGTGGTGTTAGTAACCAAAACCAAAACACTTTCTTATCTAATGCTCAAGATCAACGAATTGATTGGCAATTATTAGCTAACTATTTAGACGGAAAGATATTTGAATTCATAATGCAAAACCAAAACGATCCAAGAATAAAAGACTTTGGAATAGAGTTAGCTAGAGATTTGGCTAACAAATTTGGGATTAGGGAATAGTTATGAAATTAATTATGACACCTAACCCATGTTCTTTAAATAAAGATGATATTAATTATTTTTATTGGGGAATAAACTATTGGATTAATGGTAGTTATTCTTGCTACAAAATTTACCCAAATAGATAAACATTTTTTTACACAGCAGGTGAATGTATCACCTGCTGTACCTGATGCAGCGAAAAAAATAGTCCTTCAGGTCGTCGCCACATATAGTTGTTTCTTTTACATTTAATACTACATCTAGAGTCCCAAACCAATTCTGTCAGAAAATAGTCCTTTAAAACCACGCCACCCCCCTCTCCCCCTAGTACATTGTACACACGACGCTACGTGTAAGTTTTACACAAACAATTTATATGCTATAACATCACGAAAGTGATTAAAGGCAAAGACATAGTTGTATGGTTTTCTTGCGGTGCAGCTTCTGCGGTTGCTGCAAAAGTAACTCTAGAAAAGTATGGTAAAGATAACAATGTAAGAGTTGTTAACAATCCAATTAAAGAGGAACATACTGATAATTTAAGATTCTTAAAAGATGTTGAAAAGTGGATAGGTAAAGAAATAGAATTTGCAACTAATTCTAAATTTCCTAATGCTTCTTGTAAAGAGGTATGGGATTGGAAAAAATTTATGTCTGGCCCAATGGGAGCACCTTGCACAAAATTTCTAAAAAAGAATGCAAGACAAGAGTGGGAGAAAAATAATAATTCTGATTATTTAGTATTAGGTTTTACCTATGATGAGCAAAAAAGAGCTGAAAGATTTATGCTAACAGAAAGAAGTAATCTTCTGCCTATTTTAATAGAAGAAAAAATTACTAAACAAGATTGTTTTGATATGTTGCTTAACAAAGGTTTAAAGCTACCTCAGATTTATAAACATGGTTTTCCAAATGCAAATTGTATTGGCTGTGTAAAAGCCACGTCACCTACTTATTGGAATCTTGTTAGAAAAGAATTTCCAAAAGTTTTTCATGACAGAGCAGAACAATCTTATAGAATTGGCACAAAATTAGTTAGAGTAAATGGTAAAAGAATGTTTTTAAAAGATTTACCTGCAAATGCAAAAGGTAAAGATCTTAAGAACTATCACATTGAGTGTGGTATCTTTTGTGAAGAATTTGTAAAATAGTATGGATCTAGATCAAGTAACCAGTGATGAAGCTGTAGAACTAATTAAAAAATTAGAATTACGAAAAGCAGAGATAGATACAGCTGAACATTCAAGAGATGATTATCTATCTTTTGTAAGAGCTGTATGGCCAGAGTTTATTGGTGGATATCATCATAGAAAGATTGCAGAAAAATTTAATATGATCAAAGACGGTAAGCTGAAACGTTTAATCGTTAATATGCCACCAAGACACACAAAATCAGAGTTTGCATCTTATTTGTTTCCTGCATGGATGATGGGCCACAATCCTAAATTAAAAATTATTCAAACAACACACACTGCAGAGCTATCATATAGATTTGGTAGAAAGGTACGTAACTTAATGGACCAGGAGGAATATAAAAATGTCTTTAAAAACATATCACTATCTCAAGACTCGAAGGCCGCGGGCCGTTGGGAAACCAACATGGGTGGCGAATACTTTGCTGCTGGTGTTGGGGGTGCCATTACTGGTCGTGGTGCTGATCTGCTCATTATTGATGATCCTCACTCGGAGCAAGATGCATTAAGCACAACAGCCATGGACAACGCGTATGAGTGGTATACCTCGGGCCCTCGTCAGCGTTTACAACCTGGCGGAGCAATAGTCGTGGTTATGACACGGTGGTCAGTAAAGGATCTTACAGGTAAACTAGTCAACGCACAAAAAGAAGTAAAAGCGGATCAATGGGATATTATCGAATTCCCTGCTATTTTTCCTGAAACACAGAATCCTATGTGGCCTGAATATTGGAAAGCGGACGAACTGTTATCGGTCCGCGCTTCGTTGTCCGAGCAGAAATGGCAAGCACAGTGGCAACAGCAACCCGTATCAGAAGAAGGTTCCATTATAAAACGTGACTGGTGGAAGTTGTACGAGTACGCCGATCCCCCTCCCCTCCGTCATGTAATTCAAAGCTACGATACAGCATACTCTAAAAAAGAAACAGCAGACTACTCCGCGATTACTACATGGGGAGTCTTTTACCGTGATGAAATGAAAGCGCCGGCGTGCATCCTGCTAGATGCGAAAAGAGGTAGATGGGAGTTTCCAGAGTTGAAACGTATAGCACATGAGCAATATAAATACTGGGAACCGGAAAGCATCATAGTGGAGGCGAAAGCTTCAGGATTACCATTAACGTATGAATTACGACAATCAGGAATTCCAGTTGTTAACTTTACACCGAGCAAAGGAAATGATAAACATTCAAGGGTAAACGCCGTGGCACCTCTTTTTGAGGCTGGACAGATCTGGTATCCTGATGAGAGATGGGCGCAAGAGGTTATTGAGGAATGTGCTGCTTTTCCTTTTGGTGAGCATGACGATTATGTTGACTCCACCACTCAAGCTTTGTTAAGATTCAGACAAGGAAACTTTATATCGCATCCAGAGGATTACGAGGATGAGCCTGGTGTTTTACAGATGCGAGAATATTATTAGGGGGCAACATGGGACTAGTAGAAGATTACGCCAAATTTTTGGACGGATCAAATAGAATTATGAAAGACACTATGCAAACGGCAAAAGAGCAACTTGCTAAAATGACAGATGAAGAAAAAGAGCAACTTAAAACTAGAATAGAAAGTGCGAAAGAAATTAAAACTAAGCAAGAGGGTCAAGGACTTAAAGATGGTTCTAAACCAGATTTCTTAGATCTTGATAAAGATGGTGATAAAACTGAGCCAATGAAACAAGCAGCCAAACAAAAGGTTTCTGCTAAAGGTGGCGTAAGAACTGCTATTAATAAAATCAAGAAAGCGAAAGACGGATCGCGTACCGGTGTCCGTGGAACTGGCGCAGCTAAAAGAGGCTTTAGGAAAGCAAGACTTAGTTAAATGAGTGATGATCGAATAGGACAACCAGTAGATTTCTCTAATTTAATTCTAAAGATGGGCAAAGATATTGCCGATACACAATATAAAGCCGGAGATATTACTGCAGATGAATATAAGGAAAGGATTAAAATACTTTATCCTGGACTAGAGCTTATTCAATTACCTGATAAAAAAGCTGACGGCGGTAAGCCTAAGAAGTTTCAAGCAGGAGCAAGCACATTAGATGATCCTAATTCACTTGATATTATGGCTCCTTTCAAATCACCCGACATGGGTTTGGGCAGTGCGCCTATTGGAGATGTAACACAACTACTTCCATTATTAGCCATGGGTGCTTTTGCAGCAGCTCCATCAATTGTAAATAAATCAGAGCCGGTTGAAGAGGATGTAATCTATACTCCAGGTGGTGTAATTATAAAACCTCCAGCAGGGCTTAGTGAAGAAGAAAAGAAAAGATTAGGATTAGGTGGTTATATACCTGTGGGTGGAGGTACGACTCCAACAGATGAAAAAGATAAGCTACCTCAATCAACAGGAGGACCACCCCCTGAACAAATAGATACTACTATTGTAGATCCAATACCTGAACCTATTGATATGGGAGGAGGATTTACTCCTATACCTGAAGAAGAAAGAATGCAGATTCTGACAATGGGCGATAAAAAAGAATCTAAAGCATTAGTGCCTACAAAGATGATGGAAAACATAGATGATATTGATATTGGTGAATTACCAATCAATAAAAGATTTAGTAAAGTAGACGATTACATAAAATCAAATTACTCTGGCAATGAGAAGAAAACTTTAGAACAATGGACAAATGAATTAACAGATCCTCAAAAGGGTTTAGGTCTAGAATTAAGAGATAGTGGTAAATTAGGATTTTTAAATAATGCCATAGCAGCAGGTAGAGATAAAGATAAATTAACTTCTTCTGAACTTTTAGAATTATTTAATTCATCAGATATACCTAATCAGATTGCTGCAAACTACTTTACTGGGTCAGCAAAAAAACTTGGTGAAGATCAAGAGCTCTTACCACAAAATGTTAAAGCAGAATTAACAAGATTAAATGAAATGGATATGGTTTTTCGTCCAGGGCCATTAGGTGATTTCATGGCAGAGTATAAAAGTGCTGTTGAACAACAATTAACAAAAGTAAAAGATGCACGTAACAGAGAAGAAGCATCATTAGCTTTAGCAGAAATACCAAATATTTTTGATGAAATACTAGACAAATATCCAGATGTAACTGCGGATATGGTTAGCAAAACAAGACAGAACAATACAATCTTAACTGCAATAAGTAATACTAGAGAAACATTAGCAAACAATCAGTTTACCAATGAACACATGACAGTTGGTTTCCCTAATTTACGAGTAGAAAATTATTCAGTATTAACACATTCATTTGATCCAGCATACGGTCAAGCATCACGTTTAGATGCACATAATGATACACACCCGTTAAGTGGTCATGACATAGCTTTTTCTAGATCTGCAAAACTTTTAAATTATGCAAATGATAAAAAAGGCACAGTGATGATGGAATTACAAACTGATATATTTGATGGTAAGGTAAAAGCAGAAAACATTAAGTTTCCTGGATCTCAACCAAAAGAAGGTTCAGATCTACGCTATGAAGATGCAAATGATAATTTTTACCCGTTTTCAGGTGGTGCTCAATATTGGATTAAACAAGTTCTTAAAGATAATTTAGAAAAAGCAATAGCGGATGGTGATGCATTTTTAGGGTGGTCACCTGCAGATGTCGTAGCTGTATATGAACAAGCTGGCGATGCATCAAGTGATGTGTATAAAGGTTTTAAAACTATTTACGATGGTAGAATAGCAAAGTACGTAAAAGATATTAATAAAGATATTACCAAAAGAGGTAAGCAATTAGGTTTAAATGATGAACAACTAAAATCTGTACAACTTCAAGTTAAGGATAATGGAATATATAGATTTGAAAGAAGACCTGGAGATGGATATTCTTACCCAACATCTGATCAATATGTTGCAAAAATGGATCAATTTCCTGGTTTAAAAAATCATGTAAGGGTTGCAGGAAATGAAAAAGACCTAGTGTTAATCAATATGCCTTACATTGACTTACAAGCCGAAGGATTTGATTTAGAGTTGTTTAAAAAGATTGGTTTGCCTCAGTTTAAAAAGGGTGGTAAAACAACCAATGATAACAAGGGCGATCCTTTGATTGATATAGAAATATTCATGGGTACCGTATAATGGCAATAGATAAAAAAATTAATCCTATAAAACCTCCAATAGAAGAGCTTCCAAGAATTGATCAATACGCAGGAGGAACTGTCGATGTTGATGTAGAAACTGGTCAGCAATCACCTGTACAAATGTTGCAAGATGGTGGTGCTTTATTTGGGCAGCCAACAATGCCACAAGGTCCAATGCATGATGATAACTTAGCAGATTTTATTGATGAAACTGAACTTGAAAAGATTTCGTCTGATTTAATGTCAGATTACCTTAATGACAAAGAAACTAGAAATGACTGGGAGCACGGTTACACTCAAGGTTTAGATCTACTAGGTTTTAAGTATGAAGATAGATCTCAACCATTTCAAGGAGCTAGCGGAGTTACACATCCATTGTTAGCCGAATCTGTTACACAATTTCAAGCGCAGGCTTATAAAGAATTATTACCTGCTGGAGGTCCGGTTAAATGTAATATTGTTGGTGCAGAAACTCCTCAAGTAGAAGAGCAGGCAAGAAGAGTACGTGAGTTTATGAATTATCAAATTACTGAGGTTATGGAAGAGTATGACTCTGATATGGATCAAATGTTATTTTTCTTAGCACTAGCAGGATCTGCATTTAAAAAAATTTATTATGATTCAAACTTAGATAGAGCTGTAGCAAAGTTTATTCCTGTTGAAGATTTAGTTGTTCCTTATCACTCTACAGATTTAGAAACTGCGCCTAGAATAACTCATGTTTTAAAACAAAATAAAAATGATGTTAGAAAAAGTCAGGTTAATGGTTTTTACAGAGATGTAGAACTTGATGTTTCTAATAAGCAAGATTCAATACAAGAAAAATATGATAAGATTGATGGAGTAACACCAAACGATAATCAATATGATGATCAATGTACATTATTAGAAATGCATTGTGATTTAGACATACCAGGTTTCGAGGATGTAGGTTTGAATAATCTTCCTACTGGTGTTAAACTTCCTTACATTGTTACAATTGATGAGGGTTCTAGAAAAGTTTTATCTATCAGACGTAACTATAGACAAGAAGATCCAAAAAAGAAAAAGATACAATACTTTGTACACTATCGTTTTTTGCCGGGTCTTGGCTTTTATGGTTTTGGTCTTATTCACATGCTCGGTGGTTTATCCAGAACGGCTACCTCTGCGTTACGCCAACTTATTGATGCGGGTACACTTTCAAATTTACCAGCAGGATTTAAAGCTAGAGGACTTAGAATTCGTGATGACGACAACCCATTACAACCAGGTGAATTTAGAGATGTAGATGCACCAGGAGGTGACTTAAGACAAAATTTTGTTCCATTACCTTATAAAGAACCTAGTCAAACTTTAATGCAACTTTTAGGTTTTTGTGTGGATGCAGGTAAAAGATTTGCAGCTGTTGCAGATGCAAAAATAGCTGATTCAAATAATGCTAATCCTGTCGGCACTACTATGGCTATGATTGAACAAGGCACTAAAGTTATGAGTGCTATACACAAGAGATGTCATTATGCACAAAGAACAGAATTTAAATTATTAGCTAGAGTATTTCAATTATACTTACCTCCAGAATATCCTTACGATGTTACAGGTGGTCAAAGATTTATAAAACAAACAGATTTTGATAACAGAATAGATATCATACCTGTTAGCGATCCAAGTATTTTTTCTATGTCACAAAGAATACAGATGGCTCAAGCACAACTACAATTAGCACAAACCAATCCACAAATTCATAATACTTACGAAGCATACAGAAGAATGTATCAAGCGTTGGGTATACAAAACATTGATGCAATTTTACCTCCACCAGCGAGGCCTACGCCTAAAGATCCTGTTATAGAAAACGCTGAATTATTAAATAAAAAGACAGCAAAAGCATTTCCCGATCAAGATCACGTAGCTCACATTGCTACACATAGAGCATTTATGTCTTCAGTATTAACAAGAACTATGCCTGATGTTTTAATAAACACAACTTCACACGTCTTAGAGCACGTATCTCAACTTGCCATTAAAAACGTTATGGAACAAAATAAAGAAAAGTTAGAGCAAATTGCTCAACAGTTTGGTGGTGAAGTTCCTGAGCAAGTGCAAATACAATTACAAAATTTAATAAATGAACAAATTGCTCAAGTTCAATCTGAAATTATGAATCAAATAATAGCTGAAGAACAAGAGTATCTTGAAGGCGGTCAAGGTGAGGATCCACTAGTTGATCTAAAAAAAGAGGAGATAGACATTGAAAGACAAAGAGTCATGGCTGATGCAATGGCAAAACAAGCTAAAACGCAAATAGACATGGCTAAATTAGAGCAAAAAGCTATGATTGATGCTGCTAAGCTA